GAGGCAAAGACTTTGGAGGGACATGACTTTTCGTAGCCCTCCATTTGAAGGTAATGAGGCCACAGAATGGGGAGTTACTAACGAGCCAATAGCATTGGGCCAGTTTGAAAAAGAAATGGATGTTATCTGTGAGTCTGGTAATAAATTAATACTTCATCCAGAGTTACCATTTGCTGCCAGCCCAGATGCATTCATTGAATCAATCCCAGTTGAGCTGAAGTGTCCCTTCACTCAAGTAGTTTACCCAGAGATTCCAGAACGATATTATTTTCAAGTTCAGTTACAGCTTGAAGTATGTGACCAACCATACGCATGGTTTTATGTTTGGACACCAGATGCAACACAAGTAACTAAAGTAGAACGCAACAAAGATTTCATTGAATGGTACAAGCCATTAGCATTAGAGTTTTTAAAATCTCTTGATGATGACGTTGAACCAATAAGATGGAAGCGTAAGCCAATTTTTAATAAGGAGTAATGTATGGCTGATTATGATAATACCAATACTTTTGTATTGTTTAAGAACGATAAAGGTGACAATCCTAAACGTCCAGACTACACAGGCAATGCTAATGTAGATGGAATTGAATTTAGAATTAGTGGCTGGATTCGTGAAGGTGCTAGTGGCAAATTTATTAGCGGATCTGTGCAGATGAAAGAAGTTGCAAAATCTGAAGAAAACAATGAGGATGTTCCTTTTTAGGACACCCTCAATTGGAGTTACTTGTTCATAACGTACATAGTTACTTCAAAGCCAAAACGCATTTCAGTAGCTGCTGGAGTTGTCCACATAATATTAATCCTTAAAGTTTCTGGCTTATGCCATTAAGTGAGATTATAAACCCAGCAAGCTATCTGGAATACCAGTAAAATCATGAAAGAGGCCTATGTTTAAGTTTGAGTTTAAGGAGTCTGTAAGGGCTGAATTAGCAACAACACCACACGCTAGACTGTTTCATGCCATATTATTGCTGGCCATGAAGGATGCATTACAAGGATATGGTACAGAACGTGAGTCAGCTATTCGGTGGATTAATGAACATGACAACGTGGTTAAGGACATATGTTTAATTTTATCTGGGTATGATCAGCAGTACGTTAAAAGAATTATAAGTGAAAAAAGATAATGGATATTCATAATTTGGAACTTGATGTAGCTTGCTATAGTACCGCTGTTTACCATGAGGTTAACACTAGGTCACTTGAAGAAAAGCTAGGTGTTATCAACGTAATTAGAAACAGAGTTAAGTCTGGCAGATGGGGTCATAGCGTGTGTAGCGTTGTATACGCATTTGGCCAGTTTGCTGTGCAAGATGAAGAGCATGAGCCTGTAAATAAAAAAGCATATCTTAAAACAAAGCTATTAGTGCTTGACACCGTAGTGTTCAAGAAGTATGCTAATCCAGTTGCTGACAGCTTGTATTTTCATGATGATTCAATAAAAGAAAAACATAGTTGGTATGGCAAAAGTAAGACAATTAAAATAGGGCGTATGATTTTTTACTAATGAAAAAAAAACCACTAGCATATTTGTATGAAGAATATGATGTAAGGTCTGGTAACTTGCTAAAGTCTTACCTATGGTCCTTCCATCCTAACCAACTTTCATATTTAAACGACTTAAAAAATACGACTCATCATATTAAGATAACACCATTAATTGCTGGTGAACCCATAGAAGAATACAAGGGTATATCTAAATATGATAGTAAACGACTAATTGAATCTAGTGAGGGTTTATAATGTATACAAAATTAGATGACCAAAGACAAGCAAAATTTATTGTAAATTATATACAAAACAATAAAGATTGCAGCATTAAAGATATTGTCCAGCATTGTGCAATAAGCAGGACTAGATTGAAATACTTGGAAAGTCAAAAATATTTTATTTTACCAAAGTGGACTTATAATAATAAATTAGATAAACGATTTAAAAATAGAATTTATGTATCTGTAGCTGTTGGCAGAGAGTATGGAAGATGGACTGGATATTAAAAATTATTGATTGGATTATTTGGATCTTGGTAATTAGTAGTATTGTTTGGTTTTTTTATGGAACGTATCAATTAATTTATTTAATTTAAGGAGGCAGTATGACAGATAACATTAATCACCCAAAACACTATAATATTAAGGGTTTGGAAACAATAGATATTATTGAGTCTAGGCTTACTGATGAAGAGTTTGTTGGGTACTTAAAAGGTAGTAAGATGAAATATGATTTGCGTTATCCATTTAAAGGAAACGTAGAAGAGGATCTTGCTAAATCAGAATGGTTTAAAAATAAACTTATTTCAGTATTGAGAGAGGTAGAAGTTGTTAATCCGCCTGAAGTTGAAGCTCAATTAGTGAGGAATGATGATGAATAAAATTCAGTTATTATTTATATGCGTATTGGCAGCGTTAGCAATATTTTGCACAGAAAAATGTTTTGCTCAAACAACTACTATATTTGCACCAGATGGCAAAGTTACTGTGTGTCAATTTTACAAGGATGTCATTGTTTGTGTATAGCGTTCCTATAACGCAAAACGTAATAATGTATTGCAAGGAATTACTAAAGACTATTAATTTTGGACAGCGTGGTGTTTCTGATGGAAATTATCTGGAACAGTTAAGGGGTATTATTGGCCAGTCTATAATTTTAAATTTATTGGATATGCCTTTACTAGAACCTGCTGGATTTGATGGTGGAATAGATCTTATTCATAATGGTAAAAGTTATGACATTAAATCTATGGGCAGAAATTGTGCACCAAAACAATATTTTGTCAACAATTTAATAGGCCATCAAAAAGATTATAAGGTAGACAGGTATATGTTTTTAAGTTTAAATCGCAATGATTTAATGCTTACAATATGCGGCTGGATTGACAAAAAAGACTTCTTTGATAATGCTAGTTTTTATGCAGAAGGCACAAAAAGGACTAGATCTGACGGTACTTTTTTTAATACAAAGGCCGATTTTTATGAGCTTGAAAACTCAAAACTTAATAAAATCAATAACTTACAAGAATTAAAAAATATTTAAAAAAAGTGTTGACATTATATTGTAATTATATAAAATAACTATATCGCTGATTTATCAATCCACTTGCAGGCGATCAAGAAATTTTGCTAAAGGAGAATTACATGACTATCTTATCAAGTTATGATGCAGTAGGCCTCGCTGAAGGCTTTGTAGAAGGCACAGAAGAAGAAGTAATAGAAGCATGGCAGTACCTAGTGAACACAGGCCTAGCATGGCAGTTGCAAGGCTGGTTTGGAAGAACAGCGTCTGATCTTATTGATGCTGGAATTATTAATCAACCACAATTACACTAGGGGAATATAACATGGCTTATGTCAACAACGAAACAAAATCAAAAATTCTAACAGCTTTAAAGCCTGTATTTAAGAAGTATGGTATTAAGGCCACAGTTGCTAGAAATTCTTATCACTCAACATTAGTTGTAAACCTTGTATCTGGCAGTATTGACTTTAGTAATGACTATGATCGTACTCAAGTTAATGTATACCATATTGACAAATATTACGATGGCATTGCTAAACAGTTTTTAAATGAAGTAGTAGCAAATATAAAAATTGCTGGTGAATGGTATGACGAATCAAATGCACAAATTGATTACTTTAATACCGCCTTCTATATTTCAATTAATATAGGTAAACGTGAAAGGCCTTATGTTTATAACGCACCATCTCATGTAGTACAGGCCTTAAAAGAGCTTGGTAAACTTGAGTTTATTGTTGTAGGAAGGAACTAATGGCAAAAACTTTTAAACACTATTATGCTATTGTGGATGGAGGCTGCTGGTACGTTGGCTTCCATCTAAATAGGGAAGATGCCGAAAGGCAAGCAATAAATACTTGTAACGTACATCACTCTAAAGTTGGATATATTATTGCAAACAGTCATTGTTTAAAACTTATATCTAATGACTTAAATGATATTATTTTAAAAGATCCAGCATTTAAAGACGGTAAGGTTTAAATCTTACCGTTTTCTTTTTTATTTAAATCAACATAAACAAACGCTGGTACTATTCCCGCCTCAACAAGTTGTTTAAGTTTTGGTAAGCCACCATCTCTTAAACCTTCCATCATTGGTTTATACCATTCTGCTTGAGTAAAATTATTTTTAGTAATAAAATCATTGGCAGCATTTAATAATTTACCTGCACGATTTTGAAGTGCTGATGACGTTTGTTTTTCTAATCCAGATTCTTCAATTGCTTTAATATATGGTTTAGCTGACCATTTTGCTGTAGGCTCAAATGGAAAAATGTCACTAGATAATTCATGATAGGAAGGAGTTAATCCATACTCTTTAGCTAATGGTTTTAATTTTTTAGAGAATGCAGTTTTTTCTTCTGGTGATGCAAAAGATAATAATCTAACACCTCCTGCTGGATCATACATTGGAACGTCACCACCAATGGATTGAATTTTCTTTGTAAATTCTTTAAATTGAGGTTCAGTTAAATCTTTACCCATTAATTTAATTCCGCCAGCTTTACTAATTGGCACTTCACCGCCTAAAAAGTTATATGCGGATTGTTTTTGTGTACCAAGTAATCCATGTCCTGCTGTAATAGCCTTCATTACATTTTCTGATGCAGGATCAATTGATTGAGATCCAGTTGACTTTCCTACACCAATTCGTGAAATATATGCAGGATTAAATTGGCCTTCATAAAATCCTACGTTAGGAATAACTTCATCAGATAATGCACCAACATCACGAGCAAATTGATCTATACGATTTTCGCCTCTAATAGTATTTTCCATTAGTTGTGAGTATTCTTTTTTAAGTGCTTCTGGAGCATTTAATAATTCTGGTAAATGTCCTGTATTGTCACCAGCAATCCATTCACGAGAAATTAATCCTTGATAATTTGGAGCATAGTTTCCGTAATGTTTAGCAGTTTCTGCAATTGGTTTGCCCTCACGTTCTGCTTTTTGTGCATTCCATGCAGCAGCTTGTGAACGATAAGGATTCCAATCTGATGCACCACCTAATTTATTTTTTAATGCTTGATTTGTTACCCATTGAGCTTGTTCATCTAAAAATCTGTGGCCTGCTTCACCAACACCTTTTTTCCATACATCACCAGTTTTTGGATCTGTAATACCCCATGCTCTTACGTCATGAATATCATGCGTAGGCCTATTTGCAAAATCAGCACCTCGCCAGTTTACTGACAATCCAGCACTAAATGGTGAACGTTTTAATCCTGTGGCAGCAGCTTCTGGATTATCCATAATTGCTGAAATTTCTTTGCCCATGCGTTCTGGTCTTTTACCAGTATTAATAGGTGCACCAGTTAAGTATTGATTCCATGCTTTATTGGTATACATTAAATTTGATGCCACAGGAGTTTCAGCAGATGTAATGGCTAACATATTTGCTACCTTATCTGCCTCTGTAGGATTTCCTCCCACCCATCTACTAATGTCAGTAGATGATTCATCATACCAATTGCGGCCACCTACACCCTTTTCCATTTTGTTAAGATATTCTGCACGCATCTTACCAAGTTGTTGAGGATTGATACCACCAAATGCTTCAGTACCTCTATAATTACCAACGTTTTCTCCAGATAAAAATCTAGCAGGAACGTTTACATTTTTTGGAGTTTCAATAGAACGTAATACATCTTCAATAGTTCCTTTTCCTTTACCACCAGCACCACCAATAGTGCCTAATGCAGCAAGGCCAAGTCCGCCAGCCATACTTAAAGGGTCTTGATTTGCAACAGCACGACCAAAAACGTCACCACCTTCAGCACCCATAATAGGAGCAACACCAACAACGTTGGCAAGTTTTGCAGAAGTTTGTCTAGCGTATCTAGGATCTACATTTAAAAATTCTAGGCTACCAGTTAATGGATTTGTAATCATACGTTCTGTAGGTGTATATGATCCAGCTTTTAATGCTTCTTTACCCATAGACATTAAACGCTGTTCTTCTAACGCTTTTTTCCAATCAGCATCCGATCCTTCACGAAGCCATTGTAAATTTTTATAATCTGATAATGCCATTTTAATCCTTAATCATCTAGGTCTTGAAACTCCATGTAAATATCTAAATCTTCACCAGATATTTCCACTAGAGAGCTATCATCAAATTCAAGGTAAATAACTTGATCGTTAAAATCAACTTCACAACTGACAATTGTTTTACCTACTATTTTTTTACATAGTTGTTGAATATCGCCAGACATATAATCCTTAAATAGTTACTAGAGAGTCTTTGGCAATTTTTTCTGATTTAACAGATCTTGCCCACGACCCACAATTTTGACATTGATAGCGTTGATAAATAGCAGTCCTACTTCTTTGTGTACCACGAGCTTGTAATTTGCGTGAAGCACAATTAGGACAACAAACGTCAGCAGAATATGCGTTATGATTTGGATGTTGTTTGATCCAACCCTTGAATTTATCGTAGACTTTTTCAAGTAATATAACATCATTCTTATTGTACTCTTCCATTGTTTTCCAAGCCTTACGATCATCATTCATACACTTGACCCATAATGTGTGGCCCTCATGTGTTGTTTTTCCACCTAGTCCTAAAGCCTGTGCAACGTAATCTAGTTTGTTAGAAACAAACCTAAACTGCCTTCTTGCTACTTGTAATAAATCTATCTGTTTGGAGGGTGCTGGAGGCGGCATACCAGAGAGTAAGAACTC